GACATCGGCAACAAGGCGCTGGTGCGCGCCATCAACGTCACGGTCGACCAAGGCAAGCCGGCGATGGCGAAGCAGATCAGCGCGGAATTCCGCGTGCGGTCGAGCGATGTCAAGCAGCGGCTCACCGTGGTTAAGGCGGTGGCCCGCGGCGGCGTGCTGCGCTTCGAAGCCTCATTGGCGGCGAGCAACCGGGGCAAGGGTCGTTCGATGAACCTGATCGCGTTTGTCGATCAGGTCGTTACGCTCGCCCAGGCCCGCAAGCGTATGGCTGCCGGCGAGGGCGGCGTGCAAACGTTGCGACACGGCGGGCAAGTGCAGAAGGCGCTGCAGCTCAAGTTTCAGATCAAGCGCAGCGGCGGCAAGAAGACGATCCCAGGCGCCTTCATCGGCAACAAGGGGCGCACCGTGTTCATCCGCCAGGGCAAGGGTCGGCTGCCGATCAAGGCGCTGAACACCATCGATGTGCCGCAGATGTTCAACGCCAAGCGCATCAACAGCGTGGTGCGCAGCCTCATGCTGCAGCGCTTCCCCGCCAACTTCCGCCGCGAACTCCGCGGCGTCCTCGGAGGGTTCGCCAAGTGATGGCCTTGCGCGTCTTCATGCTCACGGGTCCTTCCCAGCCCAACTCCATGCGGCGCGAAACGAGCCCGGGATTTCGCCAGTTCTCTGAGCGCAGGGGAGGTAAGTAAGTTGCGCATCATAGGTCAGGAATCCATCGCCGCCGTCTTCGGCGTTGCGCCCAAGACCATCGTCGAGTGGCAGGAGCAGGGCCTGCCGATCGCGGTGCGTGGCAAGCCCGGCGTGCCGTCGGAATACGACACCGACAGCTGCATCGCCTGGCTGGTCGATCGCGAGGTCAAGAAGATCCAGGCCGAGCGGCCGCAGGACCGCCTGGCGCGCGTCCAGGCCGACAAGATCGAGATGGAGAACGCCGAGAAGCGCGGCCTGTTGATCCCGGCCGAGCAGCTCGAGCCGCGCCTCAAGGCCGCCGCTGTCGCCGCGCGCGAAATGTTCCTTGAGGACGCGCCGCGCCTGGCGCGCGAGCTGCCGGCCGAGGAGCGCCAGCGCGAAGAGATGCTGCTGGCCAGCTTCGAGGCCTTCCTGCACCGGCTCGCGAATTGGGCTCGCGCCGACGAGGACGAGGAGGACGACGCCTGATGACGACAGCGGTCGCCGCGAGCGCAATCGACGTCTGGGCCGAGCAGGCCCTCGACGCCATGCTGGGGCGCGTGTTCGCCCAGCTGCGCCCGCGGCCGCCGCTGTCGCCGATCGAGTGGGCGGAAAAGTACCGCCGCCTCTCGACGGAAGAGAACCCCGACTTCGCCGGCCAGTTCCGGCTGGAGAACACGCCGGCGCTGCGCGGCGTGCTGGCGGCCGCGGGGCAGAAGGGTGTGCGCCGCATTGTCGCCCAGAAGTCGGCGCAGATCGGCTGGACCGCCGGCGTCGTCTGCACGCTGATGGGCTACAACGCGCACTGGAAACCGTGCGTCCAGGTGGCGATGTTCCCGCGCGAGAAGTCGGCCAAGGACTTCGACGCCGAGAAGTTCAGCCCGATGGTGCGCGCCACGCCGGTGCTGGCCAAGCGCATCAAGCTTAAGAGCCGCAGCGAGGGCAACAGCGCGACGCGCAAGCACTACCCCGGCGGCCTCCTCAAGTTCGTCGCCTCGAACAGCCCGGCAGACGTCAAGTCGACCAGCGCGAAATGGCGCTACGTCGAGGAGCCCGACGACACCAACAAGGACGTGCGCGGGCAGGGCAACTCGATCTTCCTCCTGCGCGAGCGCGGCAAGGCGATCCGCAATAGCGTCGAAGTGATCGGCGGCACGCCGACGGCCAAGGGTGCCAGCGAGATCGAGAAGGAAATGCGCACGACGGATCAGCGCCGCTTCATGGTCGCGTGCCATCACTGCGGCGAGCGGCATGAGGTCGAGTGGGCGCACGTCGTGATCCCCGGCCTCGACCTCACGCCCGCGCAGCTCAAGGATGATCCGGCGCTCGCAGCCCAGTACCCGGAGCGCGAGGTCTATGGCCGCGCCCGGCACGAGGACGCCTACTACGCGTGCCCCCATTGCGGCGGCATCTGGACCGACGACGATCGCGTTGCGAACATCCGCAAGGCCGCCCTGGTGCCGCCGCTCTACGGCTGGGAGCCGACCGCCGAGGCGGCGGATCCTGGCTTCTACTTCAACGAGCTGCAGAGCGTGTTCGAGGGCTCCTACGTCCCGATCCTCGCCGAGAAGTTCCTGCGTGCGCACCACCTGATGGAGCAGGGCGACACCACCGAGATGGTCGCCTTCTGGAACGCGACGCGCGGCTGGCTGTGGGAATACAAGGGCGAGCTGCCCGAGGAAGACGAGCTGCGCGCGCGCGCCGAAAAGTACGCCGAATGGACGGCGCCCCTCGGCGGCCTGGTGCCGCTGGCCTTCGTCGACGTTCAGCACGATCGCCTTGCGTTGGCCGTGTGGGTCGTCGGCCGCGGCGAGGAGATGTGGCTCGCGTACTGGGGCGAGATGTACGGGCAGACGGTGGTCGCGCACCAGGGCGCCTGGATCGAACTCGAGCAGTTGCTCGGGCGCAAGGTCCAGCACGCGAGCGGCGCCATGCTGCCGATCGTCGCCTGGGGAATCGACTGCGGCGACGGCCAGACGTCGGATGCCTCCTACTCGTTCGTGCGCAAGCACAACGTTCCGGGCCGTCCGGTGCTGGCCACCAAGGGCGCCAGCGACGACGAAGGCCGCGTCGAGATCTGGACGCCGCCGAAGCCCATCGATCCGAACAACCGTGCTACCAAGGCGAGCCGCTACGGGGTGCAGATCCACATCATTGGCACCGCCAAGGCCAAGGATCAGATCCTCGGCTGGGCGCAGGAAGGCGGCCGCGTGCGCCTGGCCGGCAACGGCCCCGGCCGCATGCACTGGTACGAGGGCGTGCGCGCCGACTTCTACGAGCAGCTGCTGTCGGAGATCAAGATCCCGTCGCGCCTCAACCCCAAGCGCCGCAAGTGGAAGAAGCGCACCGATCGCCACAACGAACTGCTCGATTGCACCGTCGGCGTCGTCTGGCTCGTGCGGCAGCTGCGCTTGCACCTGCGTCGGCCGGCGCAGTGGGACCTCGACGAAATGCGCTTCCGCCAGGCCTCGCTGCTGGTCGAAGAAGCGCCCCCCGTGCAAACGTTTGCGACCGAAGAGCCGGCCGCAGATCCCGAAGCGCCTTCGGACGACGACCACGAACAAGAGGAAGCCGCCTCCGCCGGCGACGACATGCCGGCGACGGATACCACCGCGCAGCTCGCCCAGGCGCGCCTCGCTGCGCTGCTGCGCAACCGCAGGGCTGCCCGCCATGGCCGATAACCTGGCCGAGATCCTCGCCATCGCGCGGCAGGAGATGCCGGATGTGCCGGCGTCCGATTGGAAGCGCGTCGAGCGCCTTATCCGCCTGACGTTCGGTGGCCAGCGCCCATACATCGCCGCCCACAAGAAGCGCCGCCACCTCGAGGCGCTCGCCGCGGCCGACGAGACCGCCGACGCCCAGCGCATGGCCGCAATCCTCGGCATCTCTGTGCGCCGGATCCAGCAACTGAACAAGCTCAAGTAGGACGGGACAGGCCGGCGCCCGATCCTGCCGGCCGAACATGGAGAAACGCAATGAACCAACTGAAGTTCGCACTCAAGCAAAAGGTCACCCTCGCCGCCAGCGGCGAGTCGGGAGAAGTCATCGGCCGCGCCGAATACACCAACGACGAACCGCGTTACCTCGTCCGCTACAAGGCGGCCGACGGCCGTTGCGTCGAGAACTGGTGGCCCGAATCGGCGCTCGTGGCGGCCGAGTAATCCACATTCACCTGACTGCCCACGAGCGGTGGGCAGTCACAATTGGGAGAACATGCATGGACCTGAACGAACTACGAGCCGCCAACGTGACGCGGTGCGAGGAAGTGTTTCATCCGCTCGACGCGTGGTCGCCGACCGACTGGGCGTGTGCGCTCGGCGGTGAGGCTGGCGAAGCGCTCAATGCAGTCAAGAAGCTGCGGCGGCTTGCTGACGGCAACAACACGGCCAAGGATCCGCAGACGGAGGCGGGTGCTATCCGCGCCATTGCCGAGGAGATCGCTGATACGGTGATCTACGCCGACCTTCTTGCGGCGCGCCTCAGCATCGATGTCAGTGCCGCGGTCCGTGAGAAATTCAACGCAGTTTCCGAATTGCGCGGATCCACCGTCTTCCTGCGGGACGTGCATGAGGACATGACGAGCCAGGCGCTTCGTGATGTGCTGATCGAGCGCCGCCGCCAGGTGTATGGCGAGGGATACGAAACCGCGCACGACGATCAGCACGCGGCCGGCGAGCTTGCCCAGGCGGCAGCCTGCTACATCCTGGCGTCGCAGAGCATTCCCGTCGCCTGCGGATCCTCGTCACTCTGGCCGTGGTCTGCCGATAGCTGGAAGCCCGGCGATCGCCGCCACAATCTGAATCGCGCTACCGCGCTGCTGCTCGCGGAACTGGAACGCATGTGCCGCGCCGAGGCCGTCGATACGGAGGTGGCCCATGGCTGATAGCGTCATCGTGTATGGGCCGCAAGGCTGCGGCAAGACCCGTAATGCGCGTCGTATCGCCAGGGCGCTCGGGCTGAAAAGAATCGTCGACGGATTTAGCTTCGACGATCGTCGCTTCGACAAGCAAGACACGCTGCTGCTCACGAATGAAGAGCCGCCCGCGCACGCACGGCGTGCCATGAGCTACGACGACGCGATGCGCCGTGTGCGCGCTCGGGCGGAGGGTTCTAATTAGTAGTGCCCCGACCATTTTGCCGGCGCCGGCAAAATGGTCGCCCTTTCCCCGGCGAAATTTTTTGCCTAGTTTTGCGGAGCGCTCGCTGCCAATCTGCGCGGCATGAGCGATCCGACCAACGAACCGACTACCTTCCGCGCCGGCGATTCCGTCACCTGGTCGCGGCATCTTCCCGACTACCTCCCCAGCGCCGGCTGGGCGCTTAAGTACCGGCTGCTGTGGCCGACCGGCACAGCGGTCGCCATCAACGCGTCGGCCGACGGCGAGGATCACAAGGTAACGCTGACCAGCGCGAATACCGCCAACTGGGCGGCAGGCACCGCGACTCTCGTCGCCTGGGCCGAGCATGCCGACGGCAGCCGCGCCACGCTCGAGCAGCAGACCGTCTCGATCCTGCCCGATCTGACGACGGCGGCGAACTTCGACAGCCGTACGCAGAACCAGAAGGCGCTGGCCGATGCCCGCACCGCCCTGGCTGCCTACGCCGCCAAGGGCCAGATCCATGTCGCCGAGTACGACATCGCCGGCCGGCGGATGAAGTTCCGCACGACCGACGAGATCACGAAGCTCATCAATTTCTACGAAGGCGAAGTTACGCGCGAGCGGACGCTGCAGGCGATCGCCGAGGGCGGTTCGCCTGGTCGTGTCCGCGTGAGGTTCTGACATGGGACTCCTCAATTTCTTCCGTCCGCGCGAGACCGCCGCCGAGCGTGCCGCCTGGCTTGACGAGGCAATGCGCTCGGCCACCTCTCGCGCGCACGATCGCTACCTGCAGGATCTGCGCACCGCCGGCCGCAGCTTCGAGGCTGCCGAGACGCCGGCATGGACCGAGTCCTGGGCAACGCACGCGTCGAACATCAACGAGGACCTCGCGCGCCAGCTGCCGACGATGCGCGCGCGCACGCGCGGTCTCGCGCGCAACAACGAATGGGCGATCAGCTACCTGATCAAGCTCGACGACAACGTGCTGGGCGAGCAGGGCATCCGCCTGCAGATGCGCCTCAAGGATCGCAAGGGGCAGCTCGACAAGGAAACCAATCTCGCGCTCGAAGAAGCGTTCTACGACTGGGGCGAGGACTGCGAAGTTTCCGGCATGTCCTGGCGCGAGGTCGAAAGCATGGCGCTGGCCGCGATGCCGCAGGACGGTGAGCTGCTTTATCGCTTCATCAAGGGTTCCGGCCGCTACGGCTTCCAGATTCAGATCCTCGATGCCGGCGTGCTCGACGTGAACCTGAATCGCAACTGGGGCGGCAACCGCATTCGCATGGGCGTCGAGATCACCGACACCGGCCTCCCGGTCGCGTACTGGCTGCGCGCGACGCGCGTCGGCGACACCGCGTCCGATCTGATCGCCGTCGGCCGCCATGTGCGCGTGCCGGCCGATCAGATTCGGCATTGCTTCCTCAAGCGCGAAGTCGGCCAGCTGCGCGGGTATCCCTGGCTCGCCGGCGGTGCGCGCCGGCTCTGGTTGACGCACGACTTCGAAGAGTCTGCCGCCGTGGCCAGCAGCAACGCGGCCAAGCGCCAGGGCTTCTTCTTCAGCCCGAATGGCGAAGCGCCGCCGGGGTTTGCTGACACTGTGGTGTCGAGCGTGCTGGAAGCCGCCAAGGCCGCGGGCAAGGTGCTGAGTCCCGACGAGATCCAGGCGCTTACCGCCGCGGCCGAGAAGTACGCGACGACGGTGCCCGGCCAGTTCGACACGCTTCCGCTTGGCTATCAGTTCCAGGCGTTCGAATCGAAGTGGCCGAACGTCAACGCCGACACCTACATCAAGCAACAGATCCGCGCCTGGGCGGCCGCACGCGGCGCCAGCTACGTCAGCCTCGGCAACGATCTCGAGGCCGTCAACTACTCGTCGGCGCAGGTCGGCATCGTCGCCGAGCGCGAGCATTACAAGGCCATCCAAGGCCTGTTGCGCGACTGGCTGCACGCCGAAGTCTTCAAGGCCGCGCTGCCGTACATCGTGCTCAAGACGCCGGGCCTCAAGGTGACGCAGCTCGCCACCTATACCAAGGCCGCCACCTGGCAGCCGCGCCGCTGGCAGCCGGTCGATCCGGTCAAGACGGCGAACGCCAACGAAACCAACCTGCGCCTGCGCCTCACCAGCCGCCGGCGAATCATCCTCGAGCGCGGCGACGATCCCGACGAGATCGACGCCGAGATCGCCGAGGAGGAGAAGCGCTACGGCCCGCTCGACTCTGCGCCCGCGAGCGGCAAGCCGGCCGACGACGCCGAGGAAACCGAGGAAGGCGAGGGTGCTGCAGCGGGCAAGAAGGCGCGACCGCGCTAGCGAAATTTCTTGCCTAGTTTTTTCACCTACGGAAAACGAGACTACCGCCCATGACAAACGCCACTCAGAAACGCCAGCGTATCGACGGCCAGCTGCATCGCAGCCTGCCGGCGACGCTTACGATCCGCGAGGCAGAACCCGGCCAGGCTGACGACGGCCTGCTGCGCCTGCGTCTTTCTGTTTCGTCCGAGGAGCCGTATCTCCGCTCGGCCTGGTTCGACGAGCCGTGGATCGAAATCCTTGGCCACAAGGAAGGCGAGATCAATCTCGTCCGCCTCAACGGCGGTGCCTCCGTTCTCGCGAATCACGACCGCTGGACCGCTGTCGGCAACACGCCGCTGGCAGCCATCGGTGCCGTCGAGCGCGCGTGGATCGAAGGTAATCGGCTGTACGCAGACATCATCATCAGCCGCCGCGAAGCGCTTGCCGATCTGCGGCAGGACATCGCCGACAACCTGGTGCGCAACGTTTCGATCGGCTACCTGATCGACGAGCGCGTGCTGGTCAAGTCGAACGCCGACGGCAAGCCCGACGAATACCGCGTCACGCTCTGGACGCCCTTCGAGATCTCGCTGGTCGACATCCCGGCCGATGCCACCGTCGGCCTCGGCCGCTCGGCCGATTCCCAAGAATCCCTGCCGCGCTATCGCGTGGTGGACATCTCGCCCGCCGTGGGCACAACTCAAGGAGAACGCTCCATGCCTCAAATCACCGACCCCGCGGCGCCCGCCAACCCGGCCGCCGCTCTCGAAACCCGATCCGCCGTCGACGGCCTCGCCGCCGAGCGCGAGCGCGCCAAGGAAATCCGCGCCCTGGGCCGCCAGTTCAGTCTGACCGATATGGCCGACACCGCGATCGACGCCGGCACGTCGGTCGACGCCTTCCGCGCGCAGGTCCTCGAGCAGGTCCGCGCCTCGGGCAACGGCCGCAGCAACATGCGCGTCGCCGAGTCGCCCGAGATCGGCATGTCCTCGCGTGAGGTCGAGCGCTTCAGCTTCTGCCGTGCGCTGCTCGCCGCCTCCGATCCGATCCACGCCCACGAGCTGGCGCCGTTCGAGCTGGAATGCTCGCGCGCCGCCCAGGACAAGCGCGGCGACTCCCGCGACAAGACGCGCGAAGCTGCGCTCACCATCCCGGTCGACGTCCTCGCGCGCGGCATCGCCGTGCCGGACAACGTCGCCACCGTTGTCATGCAGCGCCTGCTGGGCCGTGGCCGCGAAGCCGGTTTCCGCGACCTGACCGTCGGCTCGGCCACGGCCGGCGGCAACCTGGTCGCCACCGAACTGCTCGGTTCGAGCTTCATCGAGCTGCTGCGCAACGCGATGGTTCTCGACAAGCTCGGCGTCACCTGGCTGCGCGATCTCAACGGCAACGTCGCGATCCCGAGCCAGACCGGCGGTGCGACCGGCTACTGGGTGGCCGAGAGCGGCGCGCCGACCGAATCGGCGCAAACCGTCGGCCAGGTCACTTTCACGCCGAAGACCGTCGGCGCCTTCACCGACTACAGCCGCCGCCTGCTCCTGCAGTCGTCGATCGACGTCGAAGCCTTCGTCCGCGCCGACCTCGCTAGCATCATCGGCCTGGCGATCCAGCTGGCCGCGCTCAATGGCTCCGGCAGCAACAACGAGCCGACCGGCCTGCTCAACCTGTCCGGCGTTGGCTCGGTGGCCGGCGGCGACAACGGCGCCGCGCCGACCTACGAACACATGGTCGACCTCGAATCCGCCGTCAGCACCGCCAACGCCGACGTCGGCAACCTCGGCTTCCTCACCAACTCCAAGGTGCGCGGCAAGCTGCGCAAGACGCAGGAGTTCGCCAGCACGAACGGCAAGGCGGTCTGGACTTCGGGCCGCGAGCGCGGCATCGGCGAAGTCCTCGGCTACGACGCCCTCGTGACGAACTCGATGCCGAGCAACCTGACGAAGGGCACCGCCAACGGCGTCTGCTCGGCGGCCGCCTTCGGCAACTGGGCGGATCTCGTGATCGCCATGTGGGGCGGCCTCGACGTGATGCTGGATCCCTACACCGGCGCCACGTCCGGCACCAAGCGCGTCGTCGCCCTGCAGGACGTCGACATCAACGCGCGCCACGCCGCCAGCTTCGCCGTCATGAAGGACGCGCTCACCGCCTGATAACCCACGCCCGGCACCAGCGCCGGCCGCCCTGCAAGCTGAGGGCGGCCGGCAGCAACCGGCGAACCAAGGAAACCGAACATGCCCAAGCTTCTGATTACCGAATCCTGCACCGTCAATTACGGCGACGACCGCGGTGGCGTCCATGAGGACATGGGCGCCATCGTCGAAGTGTCGAAGGACACCGCGCGCGCGCTGACCACCATCGGCCGCGCGCTGTACGTCGAGCGCAAAGAAGACCCGGACAAGAACGCCCGTCACACCGCCTCGCGCGAAATGCTCGCGGCTGCTGGCGAGTTGCGCAAGGCCAAGGCGCCGAAGCCCGAGAAGTAATCGACGATGCAGCTCGATCTCGCCTCCGACCTTGACATCCTCTACGCCGACTTCGGCGTATTGGTTGTCCATACGCCGCAGGGCGGGGTCGCGAGCGCGCCGGCGCTGGCGCTGTTCGACCAGCCCGGAACCGAAATCCTCGGCGGCCAGTTGCTGGCCACCGACTACGCCCTGCGCTTCCCCGCGGCCGCGTTTCCGAACGTGCGCCGCGGCGCCCTTTTCACCATCGCCGGCGGCAGCTACAAGGCGCGCGAAAGCGCGCAGCCGACGACGATCGATGGCCTCGAGCACATCGTTCCCCTGGAGCGCGTGGCATGACTGCCAGCGTGATCGAAGCCTACCTCGCGCGCGTCAAGACCGTCCTCGACGGCCATACGAGCGCCGCCGCGAGTGTCTTCCGCGGCCTGCGCGACGGCCTCGACGAGGAGGACATGCCGGGCATCAACATCGTGCGCGACGACAGCGGCCACGACCGCCTCAGCGATAACGGCGATCGCATCGCCGCCAACTTCGAGATCGAGCACTTCGCCAAGGGCGACGACTATGAGACGGGCGTGGATGCGCTGCACATGGAAGTGCATGCGCTGCTCGCCGCCGATGCCACGCTCAAGACGCTCGGTCGCGGCCTGCGCTGCACCGGAACGAGCGTCACGGGCGCCGGTGCGTCCTGCACCGCCGGCAAGCTCACCGCGCGGTACGAAGTAAAAGTTTTCGTGCGTCCGAGTGACCTCACTCGGGCCGTTTAAGGAGAAATCAGCATGATCAACTTCGGTAGCGGCAAGCTCGTCGCGATTCCTACCCACCTCGCGGACGGCACGGCGATCGCCGTGCCGACGCCTGTCGTCCTTGCCTCGCTGCAGGACATCAGCCTCGATATGTCCGTCGACATCAAGACGCTCTACGGCGCCAAGCGCTACCCGATCGCCGTCGGTCAGGGCAAGGGCAAGATCGAGCTGAAGGCCAAGAACGCAGAAGTAGACGCCGGCGTCGTCGGCTCGCTGTTCTTCGGCAAGGCCTCGACGGCCGGCGTCAAGGCGGCCGTCTTCGATCAGGCTGCCACGATCCCTGCCGATCCCGGTCCCTACGCGCTGACGATCGATCCGCCGGGCGAGGGCACCTTTGTTGCTGACTTGGGCGTGTTCAACGCCACCACCGGGGCGCAACTCACGCGCGTTGCGTCGGCGCCGGCGACAGGCGAATACGCGGTGAACGACGCCACCGGCGTCTACACCTTCGCCGCCGCTGACGAAGGCGTTGCCATCAAGATCAGCTACGAGTACAGCGCCACGACCGGCGGCAAGGTCTGGACGATCACCAATGAGCTGATGGGCTATACGCCGGACTTCGCCTGCCTGCTGCAGAACGAGTACGCCGGCAAGAAGCTGGTCTGCAAGTTGAACCGCGCCGTCTCGGGCAAGCTGGCCCTGCCGTTCAAGTCGGACGACTTCGCGATCTCCGACTTTGAGGCCGAGGCCTTCGCCGATGCCGCCGGCAACATCGGCTACCTCTGCATGTACTGACATGATGACGACCGTTATCGTTCGCCCGTTGCCAGGTGCGCCGCTGCTTGTGCGGATCGCCGCTTGG